CCCATTTTTAAACTTATTTTTTAATGCTTTTCCAATTTTTAAATTTTGAATTAATTTTAATAATTGTTTTTCAGTTTCTGTAATATCAAAAACTATCTTTTGGACAATGCCAAGACCATAATCATAGCCTTGCTTGTAGTGATGGCATCTTTTATCATCATCTTTGTTACCATGCACCACAGCATCAAATATGCCACTTTTATATGAATCTAAATCCTTAGATGTAAGCACATCAACCTTTACCAATTTGTTATAAGTCTTAACGTCCATTACGAAAATCTCCTTAAATCATATAAATCTGACAAGACACACTCAAATGCCTCTTGCTTATTACTTGGATAAATTTCGGATAAATCTTCACCATTTTTAACAGATTCTTCAATGTCTGCTAAAAGACCTTTTAGATTTTTTGCTATCCACTTAAAATCTGCATCTGTGGTTGGCTTAAAATCACCAATATACTCTTTAGTTGCATCACTAATAGGTACATTTTTAAATAAATTTTTCATCATTAGGCTACCCTCTTTTCTACAAAATTAATTACTGCATCTAAGTTATCTGCATTAAGCAGTAATGAAAACTTAGACTTTGTTATATTCATATTATGAACTTCATAACCATTGCCATTTACATAAATAGCTAAATCTTTGGTATGATAGACTTGCACATTACCAAATGAAGCATCAATCCAATTACTAGGAAACTTTTTAACATGGTCTTGCACATCATTAATCATCTCCCAATACTCAACCACATCTCCATGAACATCTTTATCCTGCTCACACTCATGTCTAAGATTAGTCCTAGCTTGAGCATTGGTTGAATCGCCAAGAAACGCATTAAGCATTTCATCTGTAATCTTAATGTTTTCCATTACACAGACTCCTTTTTGTTAAATAAATGTTGTGCATAAAAAGTTCTAATATCACTAATGCTATTGTAAAGCTTAAAGATATGTTCATGCTCTTTTGAGCTAAGATTATTATTGGAAAGTTGATTATCTAGCCAATTTTCCATATCACCAAGCTTAACATCTTCTGCTTTTTCTGAACACTTGACTAACGTGTCAAGTTCTTGCTCATCTTTACTAGCACACCACTCATCAAATGATTTACTAAAATGGTCATTGGTTTCTATGCAATAGATTTCATACTTGGCAAACAGCAAACCTCTTTTGCCAAAATTTTCTTCAACGCATTTTAACAACGCATCTACGTTGTCAAACTCTGTTGTTACAAATTTGCCATTGTCATCAAATGATGGCCAAACGCACTCTTGTACTGCTTCTTCAAATTTATTTGTCATAACAAAACTCCTTTGTTTAAAATGTTATATCTAATATATAGGCACTCATATCCTATATGTCAACATTATAAGTCAAATAATTTTAATTGTGGCTTAACATTTTTAATTCTTGCTTTGGCAATTTCATAATATTCGCTCTCTTTCTCTATTCCTATAAAGCTAAAATCTTCTTCTCTTGCACCCATACCTGTTGAACCACTACCCATAAACGGATCAAGCACCACGCCTCCTTTTGGCGTTACCAAGCGAACAAGGTATCGCATCAGCTCAACAGGTTTAACTGTTGGGTGTGTGTTCTTTCTTGCTATGACTTTGTTTAATCCTATGTCTTGACCTTTGTCATAACCCTCTCCAACCGACTGTGCTCCACCACTCATGCCCATCATCTTTGTTTCGAAACCATGCAGTCCACTATTACGCTCATCTTTTGATGTCTTTGCACAATAGAAGTACCTAGACGCATTACCCTGGTCTCCATATGCTGGCATGAATTGTTCGGTATCAGCAAGCTCACCAGCAGTCCAAATGCCTTTGTGTGTTCGCTGTCTGCTGACCTCCGTGCTGGAAGTTTCAGGAAATATTTCTTGTATTTGTTCGCTTCCATCGTGCATCACATTGCTTGGCCAACGCCCTGTTTGATTATCAACTAAATCCGAATCCGATAGTTGTTTACGCTTGGCGTTAGATGTCTGACCGAATGATAGCTTGTCCACACCGATTGCAGCTTTACTTTGTTCGCCCTGGTCACGGAAGTCTGGCATCGTGTCTGGATGTTTGACCTCACCCTCAATCCGACAAGCTTCAATATTTATCGCACCAGTACCGAACTTGTCCACATTGTCTGCTACCGACTTCTCCGACAAAGGCTTCCTTGCAAGCACCATTGGTTCATGTGCTGGTTTAAGAGCTGTCCCCCAACCATTACCTATGTTGTGGCTTTTGGGAAAACCACTACCATAAAGCCAAATACATTGGTCTCTAATTTCAAACCCCGCATCTTCAATAGCCACAGCCATTCTGTGGTATGTCCTAGAGCCACTAAACGCAATCATATGTCCACCAGGTTTAAGAAGTTCATAACATTTACGCCAAGTTTCTACTTGAAACGCTATGTCGCCACCATCCCACTCTTTGCCCATGAAGCCTTTGCTAGACCGAACAAACACGCCATCAGTCCCATGTTTTGCTGGTGCTGCATCTTCTTTACCGAACCTTTTAACTATTGATGTTAGATGGTACGGCGGATCTGTGACTATACTATCCACCGAACATTTCTCTATTTTGTCCATGACCTCTAAACAGTCGCCATGATAAACTGTGCTACCCTCAACAATGATTTCCATCTAACTTCCTATATTCAATCTTAATTTTAAACTGCTCTGCTACTTCCATGCCCATCTCCATGCCTTTTGATATGCCTTTGTCTGTATAAACTGCCATCAAATCCGCGTGGCGATACCATTGAAACGCTCTTGACATACCCATACCTCTAAGTTCAGGAACTCTATCATCAAGAACTTGCGTATAAAGAAGATGCGAGGCAAAAGGTGCTTCGCCTCGCTTTAGAGAGTCGCCCATACATTGTCTTGCATAAGCAATATTACTTTTAACATCACCCATATAGGGTGATTCTATTATAACTAACATTATGTTGCTTTCAAGCAAGAAGCTGAAACATCATAACCATCTGGTTTATCACCAAATTCTTTTTTTAGCCTTGCAAGTACCAATTTTCTGCTATGGTCAATATCATTATCACAACTCTGTTGTGTATAATATTCAACCTGACTAACGTGCCATGTGCATTTTGTTTGTCCACCCATATATCTAGGTCCCTCAACCCAAATGACACAAATCATTAAAAACATTTTAACCATTCAATTACCTTTCTGTAAGTACGGATAAATACATTGGGTTTTTTGTGAATAGTTGTTTCTTGAATATGCAACTTCAAATATTTATGTCTCATATTACACTCCATGTTATTTACCCAATTATCCTTAAATTACACGCCATAATCAACAATAATCCCATTATCAAGTTGTTCTTCTTTCTTGATAACATCTGCGATATATTCATGTCCGTGTTCGCCATAAGTCTCCTTGACTTTGACTAACGCTTGTTTATTCGTTAAGCCATCATCATTAATTAATCCACCGAAGTATTCTTCTAGCTCAATTAAATGATTATTTTGATATGCTGTCATAACTATTCTCCTTGTGCTTTATTTAGTTTGTATTCAGTTTGTTTTGTGCCATAAGCCTTATTGCCGACCTTTTTGGCCTTAATCCAAGTACGCTTAGTAACATTACCAAACCTATCTCGGTATCTTCTCCAATGACCACATCTCCAATGTTCGCACTTTGGCGAGCCATGACCAGTAAATTCACGCTCATATTTTTGCACGCCTCGTGGCTTTGGTAACTCAATCGTCATCAAAGAATATTCGTTAAATGGAATTTTTTGACCTCTGCTGATGTGTTGCAACTTTGTAGTTCCTCTTGTTTTTTTCTTGTAAATAATGTGATCAAAGTTAAACATAGCCAAAGCAGCAATCAAAAATTTAATCTCACCATTAAAAAATTCATAAGCAAGATTAAACCCATCTTGTTCTACCTTGTCATTACTTTTAACTTTATCTTCAATATCTTTCTGTGGAACTGACCAATCCCAAGCGTAACTATTGCCATGCCAAAGTTTTGAACAAATAGATGCAAAGTCACCTTGCGAGGCAACTCTATGACAAATACTTTTGTTATAACCTCTGCCCATTAATGAATCTCTACCATAAACAAAACTTTCGGATTTCATAATCTCAGAAAGTTGTTCGGCTCTTTGCTCAACACCTTTTGCAAAACGCTCACTATAATAATGAAAGTAATCCTCGCCAAAAAACGAGATGCCCGGCATTGTAACCATATCAGCCCCATTAACTTGCCCTTGTTCATATCTATATTTATAATTTCTAGTAAATTTATCTTTATTATTGGTAATATCTTTTACTCTTCTTTCAAAATCCACGTCTTTATCAGAAACATTAACAACACGAACAGACTTAGGTGAGGTAAACCACTTATCATTTGCTAATCGATCAGATTCATCAGTAAGAAGATACCAAGGCATAAATTCAGTTGTCTCGTCATCTGAAAGAATATGATAACCTTTTCTAGTACGCTCAGAAGTGTTTAATAATCTTCTACTAATAAAAGACATCAAAGCTGGATATTGTGTTGCGTAAAATTTTTTGTACGCTCTAAACAAAGATTTTTCACTAAACTCAATAAACATATTGGGAAATGGTGGCTTTGCTAACTCAATAGCTTTTAAAAAAGCTTTTGGTTTAACCATAGACGCTTGTACCAAGTTGTATAATAAAGAGTCATCAATTACAAATTTCTTTGATTGAACCAATTGCACACGAAGCTTTTGTACCATGCCATTTGCATATTTATGATTGTGAAAATGACCTAAATTTCTTTTTGGATTCGATAATGCAGCAATAAGCTCACTTGCCATCATCGGTTTATCGATTGCTTGTTCTTCCATACTTCCTCCATTTGCTAGTATGTTGATAGTATATGATAGTCATATAGGAAGTCAATGCCAAATGTCAATAAAAAAACAAAAAAAAAGACCTGGATTGCTCCAGGCCTTTTCACAAACATTTTAAAACAAAAGGAGAAATCTTACGATTTCTTTCTTTATAAATATAATATAGGTATTAGGTAGTTTAGTGTCAAGGCATATCATCAATAATACTTGAAGTATTAACATGAGTTGGGTTTCTTCGAACTCTGCCAACATCATTTTCTTTTAATGCTCTAGGATCATCTTCAAAGAAAGCCTCCTCTTCAACATATACTGATGGTTTCATGCCAGTTAAACTTTCTTTTCTTGGTGCAAACTTATTAACATCTGACAATTCACATTTTTCACAAAGTGGTTTCTTTTTATTCTTAACTTTATGTGCCAAAATAAGTCTTGGACATGAGCTACATCTTTCATATTTTGCTATCATTATCTGCTTCCTTTATAGCATAAAATATCCGAGCTACCACTTGAGGCACGATGCTGTTCCCTAAACATCTAAGTCGGTGTACCCTGTTGGATACCCCATGAGCCACTCTACCCACGTTGGGTTCAGGCTGCCAAGTGATTGGTTCTCTTCTGAAGTCTGCTCCATTACTCCCTTGTATACCTTTCTTGGAAGACTCATTCTTTGACGATTTTCTTTCCAATTCTGTATGTTGCCTGAGTCCTTGTGATCTCTTGCAGTTGGTGTAGGGAACATCTCCTTTTTCGGATAATTCCATTTCTCCATTCTTGGAGGTCTTAACGTGCAACCCAACATCTGCTCTGCTTGTTGTTCGGTCATCTCCCCCGCCTCTACCTTCTTTCTGAAGATCATTGTCTGACCCATTGATGCGTGTCCGTAACCCTTTGTCGTTGGTGTTGGCCAAAGACTGACTGCTCGATTCAGAGTTACTTGAACGTGTTTGCCTGTTTTCGGATTGTAGGCTCTCTCTCCCTGCTTTGCTGGAGTTCCCTTTTTTGTCACCAATGTTTTCATCATGGGCCCTGTTCCCGCCGTTTGATGGGTTGGTGTTGGCCACAAGGTCGAAGATGTCTGTTTGTATATATCCATTGTCTTCTTGTCCACTTGCTCCCTCAAATTCGCTGGCTTTGTTCGTCCCTTGCGTTGACCCTCCATCAATTTGATTGTCCCCTCTTCTGAACGAGGTGGCAGATGATCCATTGTGTTCGGTGTGGCCCACAACCCAGCATCGCATTCGTCTATGTTTTGCATCGACGGCTGCAGCTGGAATAAGATATGGGATGGCTTTGTATCCGATACTTTCCAGGTCAGAGAGACTTCTTCTGAGACCCATTGGCATTGTAACAAAACCTGACACATTTTCGCCAATGACCCATCTAGGCCGTATGTCTTCAATAATCCTAACCATTTCGTGCCAGAGATCTCGATCATCTTCGCTTCCTCTTTGAGAGCCTGCGACACTCCAGGGTTGGCAAGGAAATCCTCCAACAACGATGTCTGCATCTTTGTATTCTTTTCCATTAAAACTCCTTATATCACTATATATTGGTACATCGTGCCAATGTTTACGCAAGACTTTTTGACAATATTGATCTCTCTCAACGAAAGCTATTGTCTCAAAGCCACCTACTATTTGTTCTGCAGCATAACTAAATCCACCTATGCCACTAAATAAATCTACTATTTTATACATTGTCTCTTGCTGTAGTTGCCTCGTATTCACCTCTGCTCATTGCACCATCTATAGTGCCAAGCCATTTCCTACCACCACTTGTGCTAAATGAATACTTTGCAAGTCTACCCTCTTGAATAAGTTCTCTAACAAGACCATCAATCATTCTTTGTGTGCAGTTATTTAACAACTTTGGTGCATCAGTATCAGCAGACATACGTTGCATAATTGCGTCTGCACCAGACTGTTGTGTCATAGCTCTACCTTCTCTTTCACAATCTGCAATCCAATTAAATAATGCAGTCTTTTTAATCTCTTTGTTTGTGCCACTATGCAGTCTTGAGATGTCATCACTTTTATCAATTAATAACCCACTATATTCATCTCTAATAAAATGCCTTATGTTTCTGTTCGCAGGTCCATTTGACTTTACGACTGCCCCATCAAAGCATTTGTTTCGTTTGTATTCTATGCCTAAATCTTGACATCTTCTGCGTCCAGTAGCCTCGTCTACTTGCCACAATGCAAAAGCACAACGAACACCATCTACCAATGCAGACGTACCTCTAATCATATTTCTTGCTTGTTCAGGTGTGTTGACAACTAAATCTTCTTTAACCTTAGTCATGTGATGACACATGATAACAGATGCACCAGTTTCTGTGGCTATCTGTGCTAATAGTCCAGTTAATGCCGCACCAGCCGCAGGGTCTGAATTTACATCTGCATGAACAAATGAAGCTAACGGATCAAAAACAATAAGTTTTAAATTTTTCATCTGTAGTATTTGCTCATAAATTTTATCAAATTCATCGCTTGTTCTGTATCCATCATGTGTTTCTTGTAGTATTGGGAACACACCACCAACATTAGGCAAACTCACGATTCGCAACTCATGTTCATATTCAACTCTACTGCCATCAACATCAAGTCTATCGATACGTCTGTGCATCTCTGCTTCATCATCTTCTGCTGTAAATATAATAGAATTACCAAACTCACTAATCATACCACCAAAAGATTCTTGCATAGACTGACCACTTGATACTTTCATAGCTAAGTCTAAAGTCATCATTCCTTTACCACTATCACCCGCAGCAGAAAATATAATGGGTACTGCCAAAGGTAATGTGTTCGCTATCAAAAACTTTTGCTCTGGTGCTTGTCCTACAAATCTATTAATGAGCATACTGTCATCAAGAAGATTAATATTCTTTTTAACTTGCTTTACATTGGTGTTAAGAAACTCGTTAATATTAAATTGTTCTGCTATTGCATCAACAACATCCCATCTTTCAGGCTTACCTCTTGGTGGCGTTAATGTGGTTACTGATTTGACACCAGCGTTTAATGCAAGTTCTTGTACTAGCTCTGCAACTTTACGACCAGCTGTGTCATTATCTGGCCAAATCACAAGTTCTTTCTCATGTAATGGAGAAAAGTCAAATAAGTTCGCAGACTTTCTTGACAACATACCCGCACCACCCATAGTACAAGTTGTTGTATAACCTAAGTCATTTAAGGCATCTGCACACTTTTCACCCTCAACCCATATAATTTTTTCAGAGGCTATAATGTTTGGTATGTTGTATAGTGGGCGAACATCAGGCATACGAGGATAATTACTGCCACCTGTAAACTGTCTAAATTCTTTCTTTGGTTTGCCGTGTGAATCAAGTATTGGATTTCCATCTTGATCTATATCGTTGTATCTTCTAACAAGACAAAGTAATTCACCTTGAGCATTTAAATATCTGTGTTCGCTATCATATGGTGTATTAATGTTTATTTGTTTAGCTTCAGGTTTAATAATTGAACTTATGCTTTCCACTGGTTGCGGTGCTTCGTTATCCAAATATGAATCAAACAACTCTTTAACTTCTGGCAACTTCATGTTTCTACCTTCCATCAAAATTTTAACAATACCACCCACTCCATCTGCACCATTAAAATCTTGCCCTTTCATAAAATAAGGAGACCTTGGATTAATATCTATTTTTAAAGACTTTCCAGCTTCTCCATCAAGAGAACCTATCGTAAATTGATCCCCTCTAATTACGCCTTGAGGATAGGTTTCTCTTAACATATCTATTTGTACACTTGCAGGAACTTTTTGACTTATCATTTCAACAAGTTCTTTGGAATCCATACTGCGTTTATTATTGCCAAATTTAATAATGTTCATTACCATCTCCTATGATGGCGGTACTTTGCTACCTTCTGTATCGCCATCACCCTTCACTCCAACAAGTATTTGAATACTGGCAAAATCTACAATCAAACACATCTCTATTTTGTGCTATTCTTGGTAGCATTTCATTTTGCTTAGATGCTCTTAATATATTAACTGCTCTGTCACTAGCATATTGTGCCAACTCTTGATTAAACGGAACTAGCTCATAATATATTTCACTTGTGTTCTTGTTAATGACTGTAAACAAACATGGATTATCTGTCAGATCCATATAAGCTTGATACAAGGCAACTTGCACCTCATATGTAGGATTTGCCTTAATACCTTTAAACCTAAAATCTCTAAACTTTTTTTCATTAGAAGATTTACATTCCCAAAGCATGGGGTAATCAACATCAAGAGGTCCACCACATATCACGCCATCTATGTGTCCTTTAATCTCATCATCTGCTATTGCAAAGCCAAACTGTTCGCCATTCTTGTCTATAGTCCTTAAATCAAAACCCGCATTTCTAATCCATCCAGCCATACTGTTTTCTAACTCATGGCCTAACTGAAATATTCTTAATGTTTGTGCATTAAACTCTTTGTTTTCATCTGGCTGTTGCCCTTGATAAGTATACTGTATTTTTCTTGCACATTTATCACCTAGCATAGAACCACCTAAATATCTTCTTCTAGGTTGAGACTTATTCTTCTCAACAATAATCTTATCAATGATTTCTTCAAAAGGGTAATTCATTGTCTGTTGGTTCTGTTTCGTCTTTGCCGTGGACATATTTAAGAAGTAATCTATCGAGTTCTTGTTTGTTGTATTGTTCATCTTCTTCTACCTTCTTTGAGAATTGCATTATTGTAACTGTGGCTTTTATTTCCTCTTCAGTCAAATCACTAAGTTTTTTATCCCAACTAAACCTAGTAAAAAGTTTAGTTAAATTTGTTAATGAATCGTCTCCGATATTGGGTTTATCCATCTACCTTCTCCCTCTTTATAAAGTGAACCAGTTAAAATTTCCATGCCATCAAAAAATGCGGAAAAAGTAATTTGTAAAACCTCGTTCTTGTTTAACTTAACAATTCTATCAAACGTCTTTCCAATGTCATCAGCCAATACATCTGGGTCTCCACCAAGTTTAAACCACATGAATAAACTACCTTCTTTTACATTTTCTACACCAACTTTATTCTCTTCGTGAATAAGATATTTAACTTCCATTCTTGCCATCTTTTGCCTCTATTGCTAATGCCGCATATCCAATAATGTCAATCATGTTATCTTCTACTTTTGGATTTTGGCTGTTTCTAATTTGCTTAATACCTATCATTGCTCTGTAAACATCATGTATATCAAGCGGCTCTTTTAATTTCTTTCTTAATAATATGTTCCACATCTGAGCTATGTAAGTATGTGTCTCTGTAGCGTCACCATGAGATTTCGCTCGTGAACCATTTATTAGTAAGTCTGCTTTTTTTAAAGCTTCACTACGCTGCACTATTTCCTCCTTCATAATAATTTAAAATTTTTGCATCAATTTCTTTTTTATTCCACAAGTAATTTAACCAACAAGCGGCTTTGTACTTATTCCAACTAAAATCCATTGGTCTAACAAACTGACCTAACATAGCTAAAGCGTTCTTTTGTTTCATTGTTACGCCTTGATTTAGCCATCTTTTACCTTTCTTTGCACCATCACTATCTTCAATGCCTCTCAGAAAGTCATCAGCAGACGCAATAGCTTGTTCTTTAGTACCTACACTAACAACCCTTAAACGCCCTTTGTTACGCCTTACAAGAGCGACAGAAATGTCATTTAAGTGTGCAACTAATCCAAATCCATTAAACCCACTAGCCATCATACATCTTTTGTTTTCAAACAAATCAAGCCATCTAAAAGGTGATCTATCAATCAAATCAACCTCAGTCATAGTAAATTCATCAAGAACTTCTTTGTCTTGTGTGCCAAACTCGTGTCCACAAATAGGACACTCTCTTGATGACAGAGGTATCTCTGACTGACAATCTGGACAAACTTTTAATGGCGTTGCACCAGCGTTATTTGCTTGTGCTCCATCAAGATCAACGCCCTCATCTAATGAACCATGTGTAAGCACACTTGTTCCAAAATCTAATACAATGCAATCTTTCTTAATCAGACCAGGATATTCTTCTTGATTGACAGTTCTTAACCCACGACCAATCATCTGCACCATTGTTGATTTGTATGAGCATGGTCTAGTCAATACAATGCAACTGATTGGTGGTGCATCAAAACCCTCGGTCAATACTGCTACGTTTACAACAACTTGAACATCACCATGCTCTAAATCATGTAAAATTTGTTTTCTTTGTTCGCTTGGTGTGTCTCCAGTAACAATCTCTGTTCTAACATTCTTGCGTCTAAACTCATCACATACATCTTGTGCATGGACAATGGTGCTACAAAAGATGACTGTCTTTCTGTCATTAGCTTTGTCTTGCCACTCTTCAACAATCTTTTCATTGATAGCTCTCTTGTTCATAATCTTTTCAACTTCTGACATATCAAAATCAGTTACAGTCCTACGAACATTTTCTAAATCTTTCTGCACACCTACATCAACAACATATGTTTTTGGTGGTACTAAAAAGCCTTCTCTGATTAATGTACTAATCTCAATTTGATGTGAGCAGTTGGTAAATACTTTTCTTAAACCTTTTCTGTCTCCACGATTAGGTGTTGCAGTAAAACCTACAATCTCAACAGACTCATTGGCTTGTCTAACTTTATCAATAATACGCATATAAGTATCTGCTACTGCATGATGACTTTCATCAACAACTACAAGATCAAAATGACTAATATTATTTAAATTGTTTTCTCTCGATAATGTTTGCACCATGCTAAAGATAGTGCTGCCATTCCAATCTTTCTCTGACCCATCAACAATACTGGTTGTAATGTTTGGATTAACTCTTGAAAACTTTGTTTTGTTTTGTCTTACTAGTTCATCTCTGTGTTGCAATACCAAAACTTTATTTCCAACTTTAAATCTTTTGCCAACCAATGCAGACAACATAATAGTTTTGCCCGCACCAGTAGGTGCAACTACAATCGTGTTCTTATGTTTGTCTAAAGCAGTTGAAGCATCGTCTACTGCTATTTCTTGGTATGGTCTTAAAATCATGTTTGTGTTCCTTTTGTGTTGGGTAGCTTTGCGGCATCGGTGCTACCCAAAACCGACTCTAGCAGACGAGAAAGGTGTCCTGCCGCTAGAAATCTAGAATCCTACTTCTTTGCCCAATTTGGAACAACACCACTATTAGGTGTTTGGTTCGGTTGTTGGGTTTGAGGATTAACTTGTGGTTGCTGTGGTTGCACTGGTGCTTGACCAGTTGAACCAATGTATTCTTTGCTATTAACAGCTAATGCAACTAACATTTTATTTTTGTCAGCATAACCATTAGTGCCTTTCTCAACAGCAATTTTTACACAAAATTCTGCACCATCTAAAACACTAAGATCATTGACCTTTCTTCTGCTTGACGCTTCGGGTGAAGTGTCATTAGGGTCAAGACCAAACGTGCTATTGATGATGTCTCTAAAGGTTTTAATACCTATTTCTTTGCACCAAGGCATACCAGTTTCAGGGTTCATCTTGCCACCATCACACATGATGTTCTGCCAAAACTTACGCTTATCATATGCTCCACCCACTATGGTAAACTCACAGTCTAAAAATTTAGCACCTGATGAGCCTATTTTAAACATCGGTTGAGATGAATAATCTTGGATCACATGATCGCCTCTTTGCATTTTTAAGATAACACGAGCTACTGTTCCAGCTGGTATTAAATCAAACTCTTTATTAGAGTCATTGGGTACATCATTAAAATCAATCATTTTTCTGTCTCCTTTTCGCTAGATTTGATTGAATTAGGATCAACAAAATTCAAGTCATTTTTTTCTGTTGATCTTCCACTTATTTTTGTCAACAACTTGCCAAGATGTGGCTCTTCAACTATTTCAAGTTGACCAGACCTATCTTTGGCTGGATAACCCCATTCATTAAGTGTTTGACAAACAAAGGCTCTGTAAGGTCCATGCTCTTCACTAGGCATTACTGCCATTGTTATAACTTCATCAACAATACCTGGAAGTTCACGACCAGTTTTTGAACCCTCTATCTGTAGTTCATACAAAGTTCTGCCGTAATCATCTACTTTCTCATCAAGAATGCCAACAAAGATAACATTCTTATCTCTAATATGTTGCAGATGTGTAAGCCATGCCATCATCTCACGACCTTGCATACCATAGACTGCTCTAGTATCAATCTTGCCAGTTCTATCAGATTTATTATCTTGATGACCATAACAATATTGAAAGCAAAGTCTGCCTGCAACTGTAATACTATCTACAAATATAGAATCGTATTTCTTCATAACTGTGAAAGAGTCGCCATACATCTGTGAAACTCTTTCATAATCAACACTACTATAAGGTTGATCAGTTGGTAAAGCAGGATTTGGTCCACCAAGAAAACAAGCAAAATCTCTGCACTCTTCCCATGTCTTAGGACGAATAACATCAATAGGCCATCTTTCAATAGCGGCATCACCAGCTTCTAAGTCCATAAATAATGTAGTGTCTGGGTCAAGAGTACGAGCAAGAGTAGTCTTACCCACACCACTTTGACCACAAACTACAATCTTATGACCTCTTTTTTCTGCCAATCTTTCATCGGCTGTAATAATTTTAAGAGCCATTAGTATCCTCCGTAATATCCACAGTCGTTCCTGTCAGCTCAACAGTTCTGTGTTCTTGTAGTTTACCTTTAATAACAGGAGGTGCATTGTTATATTTACGCTCATCAATAGCATAAGTTATCCTAGCGTAATGTCTTGCATCTTCTTGATCCATATTTAACAAAGTGGTTGCAAGACCTTGTTGATCCCAAGTTACCTTCTGTCTTAAAGTTACTTTAACCTTATAGCCTTGTTCATTTAATGTAACAGAGCCATAATCTTTGCCGTCGTCATTTAACTTGTTTCTTGCTGTATTTCCAAATCTTATGGAAAGTTCTTCGTTAAGTAACGATTGCTTATCTTTTAATACCTGCATCTGTTGTTTAAGTTCTTCTCGATACTTAAATACATCTTGCATAGGCATATGTATAAAATCTAAATCCATGATTGATCCTTTCTCAAATAATAATAGACACTAGATACCTATAAAGTAGGCATACATATCCTATATGTCAATAGTTATTGTTATTTTTTTTTGTAAGAAAGGTAAATATCTATATTATGTATGGCTTTCATCATCTTTTGTTTAAGTTTAAATTCGGGTGTAAGCATACCTTTCGCATCTTCAACAACTAGTTTTGAAAGTCCATTTTCTTCTTCTAATAAATATCTAAAATCTGCAATATAGTTACATATTTTTACTTCATTAATACTTAATTCATATTTTATTTGACGCTCTAACTGTGTAACAACACCAGCTTTTTCCATAGCTTTTAGTTGTCCCCAACGCTCAGCCTCCCATTTAGAATCAAATATTAAACCAAAAGCTAATGTTTTTTTGGCAAAATACTTATTGGCTCTTCTAGTTTTTTTGGGTATAAATGGGTATGAATAGGTCATGGAGGTAGTATAATGACAGACATATCAAAATTCAAGTCGGTAGCTGTAGATATTGACACTTACAATAAATTAGAGCTTATATGTAAAGAAGAGCGAAGAAATAAACGTCAACAACTAGGCTTAATGGTAGATAAAGAGTGTGAAAAATTAAATTTAAATACGGAGAGTAAAGTGCTTGGTTTAGGTGGACTCAACCGCTCTCATTCTTGAAATTAGGCGATTCGCTCTTTTTGTTACCTGTTTGTGCCAACGGCTGTCTTCCATTTGAACTGCACATTCTTGCCAGTCGTTATTAAGTAAGGCGGTATGAAATTTCTTAAATTTGGAAAATCTTGGACGGCCAAGATTAAACATCATGTTTGCACATATTTTTTGTACTTCATGTGGTAAATCATTGAAGTTAGAAAATAGTTTTTCACACTCGCTTATTGTTACTTGTATGTCTTGCTCAAATAGTTCATTAACTCTTTCATCATCAATACGAGTTCCGACTGGCAATCCATACTCTGGATCTGCTTCTACCACCAAGTGGCCTATCCCAATCGTAGGTAGCGATAAATGGTCTAAATACACGGCATTGACACGACCCTCGTCTCGCTCAATTTCTTGGCGTAGCTCATCTATGTTCATTGAAAAATATCTCCAAATTGATTTACACTTGCAGTTAATAATGATTTAGGATCACGTTGTCTTGATGCTATGGCTTGATCTATTGCAGACAAACCTAAAGCAGCACCTGTTCCTGGTCGAGTAACATCAATTTTGCCTACATTTGCACTAGGACTTGCTGCTTGTATTCCACTTAATTGTCCAGTCGTATTTGATGTTAAATCACTAATTGCTTGATTAATACCAGTGTTCTCTGCAACTGCTTTTATTTGATTTGAAGCCTCATTTACATTTTCTTGTGCTGATTGTGTAACAACTTGACCTGGACGAAATGCTTCAGATACAGATTGTAGAAATGCTCTCTGCTCTGCAACAGTAGGATTTGGATTGGCATCAAGTTTTTTTGATGCTTCTACTATTTGCTTCATTGCTTTTTTACCAGTAAATAATTGACCTAAAACAAACATTTTAGCTATTCTGCCTACATTATTAAATACATTAGCTAATATGCCTTGAGCAACTAAATCACCTTTTGGTATATTATTTGAAGCACTATCTATAATTTTACCAAAATCTCTAATGTTACCTGCTATATCTTTTGTATCTCCAGCGTTTGGAAAAATTATATCTAACTTATTGCTTTTATCTATTCGAGTTATGTTTCTAGCTAATTTTTTCATGGCATCAGCACTTGTCGCTGCACCAACATTATCAACCATATTCTCTACAAAAGCACCTCGGATTGTTTTTAAGGCTTCGGGATTATCTTTATAAAAATCCATCACAGCTCTTAAATCTCCACGAGTTGCACCAGGAGACATGACTAAATCTAAAGCTTCCTCTGGATCTAAAATATTTCTATCTATTTTTGCAAATACACTATTAGTTCTAAGTCTTGATGTTTCTTGAAGCTCTTTAACTGCACCATTCAAAGCTTGTGCCACAGAGCCTTGTGCATCTAGTCCTTGACTTACTAATCTTTCAATCGTTTCTTCATTAAGTTCAGTAATTTTTAAATCTTCGAATTGTTTAGCTACAGTTTTAAGTCTGTTATATTCTGCTCTACCATATAACTCTGCACCAGTTTCTCCTAAATCATCTAATGCTTTAATAAACTCATTAGGTTTAAAGTTGCCTGGATTAACAGAGTCAAAACCAGTTTCTTTCAACGCCCCACGCAACCAATCTTTACCTATTTCTGTTTTGATTTGACTGTATTTATCTGGTTCGGTTTTAAAAGCCTCTTTTAATCTATTAAGACCAGTTGGCTTACCACCACTTCCAATGACCTTTGATGCTAAACCACTTAATGATTCAGGTCTTGCTATATCAAAAGCACCACCTCTCATTTTATTAATTAATTCTTTCGATCCTAATGTTGTAGATATGTCATCATATAATTTTGTACCCTCTCTAAAGTGCTCTCTGGCTTTTGGCAAAAGTTGAGCCGCTTTTTGTATTTTAGTAAAAGCTTCAGACCCTAATTCATCTGTAATTTCTTTTGTCAGAGCGTCTATATTAGAGCTGTTAAGCAACCCATCTACTTGACGAATTGCTTTATCCCACGATTTACTTAAATTAATTGATCCATTAATTAACTCTTGTTGAGCTACTTCGTCTGAATTTTTTGGTGCATTTTTTAAATCCCATAGCTTTCTTCTGAGCTGATAAGCATCTGTAAAAGAAACTTTATCGCCTAACTGTCGTAATTCATCTGCTAAAGATAAGCCAACTTCTCCCTCTTCTGTAGCTAATCTACCAGTGCCTAATTTTTCAAATTTTCTTGATATATTGTCTGCTAAGTCTTTTAGTCCAGCGGTCGGTATAATTCTAGCATCGCCAATAGCTTCTTCTATAACCTCATTAATTGTACCCCATTGTGTGCTCATGGTATCTTCAAAAGTCTTTGCAGAGGTTTGAACTAAATTAAATATTTCATCATCAATAACTTGATTTCTTTGCAAACCACCAGCTAAATTATCCGCAGATTCTTTTAAGGCACTCATAATGGACGCATAGGCAGCAGATTGTCTGCGTGCTAATTCTGGTCCAAATTGTTTATTAAAATCTAAAAATAGTTGTCCAGCAGATTTGCCACTACCTTGTGTTTGTGCATCAGAAATAATTTTATTTAATTTACCAACTTGTTCTCTCATAGCTTTAGCTAACTTTTGTGTTCTTGGTGATCCACCTAAAACACTTTCTTGTAATTGTTGAAATTTAGCTGCAATAGGTCTAGCACCTATCTGTGCTAATGTAGGCTCAACGCCCATCTCAATGCCTTTTGCAGTAAGTCTTAATTGTTCAGGACTTGATTCTGCAATAAATTTTTTACCAGATGGTGCTATACCTCTCATAACTAACAAAGGCACACCAAACAACAACTCACCTGCGGCAGCTATCCCACCTTCAACGGCAGCGTCTGTTACTATCTCTCCAGCAGTTTGTTTTGATACACCAGCAACACCTTCAACAGCTTCTTCTACAAGTGATCCAGTACCCCCACCTATAAAAGCACCTATTGCACCACCTAGCAACGTACCAAAGCCAGGAGCAACTCCAGTTCCTATGGTAGCACCTTTAATAGCACCAGTAATACCACCAGCTAATTCAGGAACTATTCCAACCAAATCAGAAAGGTCGTTTTTACTGAAACCCTCTTCATCAATTAAAGTATTTTTATCTGTTTGAACACCTGCTTTTGCAGCACCACTTGGTGTTAATGCCAATCTACCTCTATTGTCTCTTGTGTAATCTTTTTGAGAAAAGCCTTGTGCCGCTAGTATGCTTTCTTCTTCTGCATTATTTTCTGCAGCAGACAACGCTGCTCTTAATCCAAAATTTTGTATGCCAGATTTTGTATCAAAGTTTGCTTGTTGTGGCTGACCTTGCACAGTAGGAGTGGTTCTCTTAGCCTCTTCCAACAAATCATCAAAACTTCTTGATTTTTGTTGTTGAGAAAACTGTTGATCAATGGCAGCTAACTCTTCTTGTGTTGGTTCATTGCCCTCAATTTCAACTCTAACTATACCTTGAGGTGTTTCTACTCTGATAATACCCATTATGTTGCCTGTGGTCTGCTTCTTCTATATAAAACGCCATCTGCATCTTCCACTTTTTCAAAGGATGTGCCACCAGTTGCCGCACCACCTCTGTTTATTTGAACACCTGCGTTTCCAAGAACAGTATATGCTTCATTTATATCATCTCTTCTAGCATTTATAACAGCATCATAAAGTCTTCTTAACTTTATTTTTAATAAATCAATATCACCATCAAATACATCAATATCGCCAACAATATCAGCTACTAATTTTCTGTCATTATCAGAAATAGTTTTACCGCTTTCACCTAATATCTGTGCTGCATTTCTAGCTTTTAAATCAGTTAATAAAACTTTTAACTGTTTTACTGGGTCAGGGCCATCACCCAACTTTAGTCCAAATGTTCTAGCTAATTGAACGCCAAATGATCTAATTTGATCTGGTGCTGTAATGTCAGACTTTTGTAATAATTGAGCTATCTCTTTGAACTTATCTTCACCTCTTTTTAAACCTATTTCCATTTTTTGTATTGCAGCTAAAGCATTTTTTGGATCACTAGCTAATCTTGGCTTTACGTTCTCGCCTGCCACATTAGGATTAGCATAAAAAACATCAATTTTAATATCTGAACCACTAAACAAAGCTGTGCTTTTAGGTTTTTCAAGATAAGTTTTATTTTTACCTTGTGCAGCAATTAATGATTTTGTCATATCTGTATATGTCGCAGCATCTATGATTGCAAATTGTTTGTTGAATTCTGCATTATTCTCTAAATTGTTTAATTCATAACTGTTAAGTCTAGAAAATCTACCAGTATTTTGCAATACACTGTTAGCTAAACCACCCTCTTTTGGTATAACAACATAACCTTTTCTATCCATAGCTTTTTTCTTATCTTCTTCAGTTTTGCCTAATGCGTATGATCCTGCTTTAGCTCTTATAGCCTCTGCTTTGGCTACTGCTTTTCTAAAGTCTGGCATTGCTGCTTCACCAGCCTCACCTACAGATGTAAGGATTTTACTTACATCAAAACCTTTACCAGCTCTGTTTTGCATCAGTGCTAATCCAAAAGACATTAAAGCTTGTTTAGTATCTGCTTCGCCAGATATGTCTAGACCAGTGGCTTCTCCAAACTCGTTGATATATTGATCAAAGGTTTTTGGCTTTTCTTTACCAGTTTTAACCTCTGATAAAAAAGAATCTAAAGCTTTTACAGTAGCTTTTTTTGCCGCGGTATCTGCACCTTCTACTTCTCCCTCTCCAGTATCTACAGTTGGAAAATCAGTATCTGCATCAACACCACCTGCTCCTTCTTCTTCAAAAGGAACGCCTTGAAATTCTTTTGCTTGTTTCTCTACGGCATCAATATCTGCTTGTGTTGTGGTTGTCATGCCGGGATCAAAAGCACCAAAGTTTGGCTTGCTCTTTCTTATTACACCACCTATAAGATCCTTTGCTCCAGCTTGTGCTTTATCTAAAACATTTGCTCTATCTTTTGGATCCATTGTAAAAATAGTTCCAGCATCTACTTTGCCTGCATCAGCTGGCAACCCTATTTCAAGTCCACCAGTTCTTCTAGCCACTTCCTCTGCTCTTCGCAATCTACCAAGTTCGCTTTCTTGATCTAAAACTTGATCTAGTGATTTGCCTGCAGAACTTAAAACTCCACCTTGAGGTTTAAAAAAATCAAATATACCTTTAACAGGCGATGTCATTGTTCTTAAAATACTATCAGCTATTGTACCACCTGTAAAAATTCCTCTATCATCAAAAAATTCTTTGTCTGTTGTCGGTCTTCTTTTTTGAGAATAAAGTTGCCCCAAACCTTTTGTTCTTGGAGTTGTTAATAAATTTACCGCTCTTCTTTGTGCTTCAACGGGGTCAAAAGATAAAATACCTTGATTTTTAGGAGCCATGTTTACCCTCTTTGTGCCGTAGGTCCACCACTAAAAGGTGCTAT